TCTTTCGTCCCCTTTTTCCGTCTGGTAAGGGATAAGATAGCTCTCTTGACCCGCGTTCTAATAGAAAAGGGATACCAATCAAACTACCAGCCGATGTTTCAATAGCTAGTAGTTGCTCTGTTAGTCCAATAATATCCCACTTTGAATGGGTTTCGACTTCAAAGTATCCTAGTTCACCTAATTTAGATAAAACAATCTGCAATCGCCCAACTTGCTTGCATTTACACCCTGAATAACTTCTGTCAGGATTTTGTTGTCGTTTGCACGGGATGGGATTAGTGGCAATCATTTTGCCAGCTTGTTGGTAGATATGTTGCTTTTCTTCGTCACAACGAGAAACTAATCCCGTAGCTCCCCAATCTTCCATCCAGCAAGGAAATACTTGATCTGTATAAGGAAAAGGTAATAAGCAATCTAATTGCTTTGGTTCTTTCCCGTAAATAGCGGTAAATTTTTCGTTGATTCCTTGAATATCAGAATCAATGCGAAAATATTCTAAATCATCTCCGCTTATTAGAGTGCCAGGTCTTTTAGGGTTTTCTTTTTTTTCTCCCCCTTTGCGAATTTTACCTAATAAAGGGAACCGGGCTTGTCTTGTTGTCAAAGATTTTATAGGCATTGTTTTTACTCCTAAAAAGGAAGGTTACTCTGTAATTCAGAATAAATAGATGATGGAAACTCATCTATTTCTTTACCAGCAAAATACTTGACCACACTTGGGCAAGTGACATTATGAGCCTCTGTTACTTCCAGAAGTTTCGACATAACCACTTGCTGTGCTTGATTTAAAAGAAATTCATAGCAAGCATCAGCATCTTCGCCGTCTTCTGGTTTCCCATGAATATTTATACTCACATTCACAGACTCAAAGTTACCGAGATTGATTTTCTGTCCATAATCTACCGAGATATGGGTGATAAGCATCTCTCCTCTAAAATTTGATTAGTACAATCTTATAGTAAATTGCTAGAATTGTCAAGCATTTTTAAGAAAAAACTTGCAAAAAACTTACAAAAAGATAATAGTACAGAAGAACTAAGTTATTATCGTTAATAGATTGTAGATAAGGATATTAACAATGAAAGTCTTGATATATATAGGTTTCATCCTTTGTTGATACTGTTAACGCTATCCCCCAATATTATTTTTTTTACACTCTTATTGTCTAGTCTGTTTATTATTCCTTCCTTTTTATTTTTCCTCTATGATCCGTCAACGGCATTAACAAAGCCTGAAACCTAGTCAGGGTAAAGGTTTCGATTGTCGATAACCCTATTAACAATCTGGTTACAAAAGAACAGTAGATATATTTGATACAAAAGTACCTATAGTGACACTTGATAAACTGGCACACTTCGCCAACACCTGTCGAGAGAATTGATCTATATTAGAAAAGTAAGTAAAACACACATCACAGATATGGCTAACTCCAAAAAGGTAATGACTGCTCAAGAATTTGCTGATTATATCAACCTCCGGACTACCACTCCTGAAATTTTAACTGCTGCAGAAGTAGCCCATTACAGAAGATCATATTATCTCCCAGGGTCTTTACTAACCAAGGCTTTTGCTGAAAAAATTATTCAGCGATGGAATAGTATAGATATGGAGAAAGACGGAGATCCTTATGGGATATTGGGATGTAACACTAGATAGTAAATCGTCAGTTATCAGCAAACAATCATTAATAAGAGTAAAACAATGGTAAATGAAAAAATGCTAATGGGTCGTAATAATTTATTAGAAGAGTCGAGAAAAACAAAAACTCAAAAAGTTAGAATAGCGTGGCATTTTTCCAAAATTTAACTGGCAGAATTTATAGATCGTGAAAAAGAATTATCTGGACACGGAAAATGGTTTGATTATAGCGAAATAGCTACGCTCGAAGCTTGGGTTTGTAAAATGAATAAAGAATATGACGACATATTCCATTATCTTCAATTTTGTGAGAAATAGCTTGTAATTATGCCCCTAAAATTACATCTCGCTAATCCCACTATGTCAGGCGATAATGGTCTTGATTCCAATCAAATAATCGTTGCCAGTGATTCTTTAAAAGGCACTGGATAGCTTGAATTTTGAAAAACTCGTACTGTGTAAGCCGATTGGACTGACCCCCAATCGGCTATTTGTTGTGCCTCTGTGTAAACGACGCTTCGGGCTGACAATACTGACCATTCTCGTTTTATTGTGTTTCCATCGTAAATTCTAACTACATAGCTGTCCAACTCTCCTGCTGCGTAAGCAATATCAATATAGTCGATCCAACGACCATCTAACCGCGTCCGTCGATACCAAGTAATAATTAAATCGTTGTTATCTTTTTCCCCTCTTACAGCACAAGGGAAAGGCTTTAATCCTTCTAAAGTAATTGTGTGAGTAGTCTCGTTCTCTATATCAGTTTCAAGTAATCCATTAGGAACTACTTTTAATAAATATTCTCGATTAATATCAGAAAGATTTAAGGGGAATCGAACTAAAGAATTAGTTAGTAGCACAAATTTTTCCCCTATTATATGCTTAGAAATGGCTGGTTCAGTTCCTTTGACTCCACGAATTGTATATGAAATATCAAAGGTCAAGGGATTGTTGGACACAATAGTAGCATTTTTAAACGCTATAATTTCTCCGGTAGAGAACCAGCCTAATTGTTTGCCCGATAGAAAAGCTTCAAGGGTAACTGGCTCTAATTGCCCTGAATTTATGCTTACTCGTATCCAATTTAAATCGTCAATAAAACTAGGAGAAGCGTTGTTAAAATTTGGGGAGAAGCTTAATACAGTACCAGTTACGCTGTTGACAACATTGCCAACAGCAAAATCATAACTTAAGCCGTTGTCATCGGAATAAAATAAGGCTCCTCTGTTAAAACTAGAGTTACCTTCAATCGCCACATAAATTCCCATGTCTGTATCTCGGCTACTAACTATTGGGCATTCAATAGGAATAGCGTTAGCGCGTCCGTAGGGACGAGGAATGTTATTGTCTGGTGGAAATTCGTTATCTATAGGAATATCTGGTAAATATCCTACTCCTTGAAATCGAGTAGCTTCAATTTCAATTAAATAATTTACTCCTCTTACTTTCTTTGTAACCTGCATCAATTCTTGATGATAATTGTTATTATTATCAGTAAAAATTATATCCCCAACCTTTAAATTTTCCCATGCTGGTAATAAAAACATTTTTGAAAAAGTTTTTGATTGCGTTTTCCCTAAAAAAAGAATTTTTGAGGCGATATTCATGAAAAACATATCTATATCTATTAGTTTAGTTTGAAAACTAAACTCGTTTGTGTGAGTATCTGATGGGTCTTTAGCTACTGCGGTAATAGTTTCATAATTTTTTAAAACATTTAGCCCAGATACCGTAACAGCACTAGGGGTTTCTCTAAAATGAGTCAGTTTTTTTTCATTAAGGTCAATAGGATTTTCTCCAAATTTTTTAGACCCAAAAGAGCTTTTAGGGATAAAAATAGGATCAGATGATTGTTCTTGTCTTTTAAAAATGATTTTATCTTTTGGCTCCCCTGTCACAATAAAAAAAGCTCTCATAAGTTCTTCTAACTGATCAGCAAAAGATGTCCCATCAAACAATAAATCAAATCCTTGAATTTGGTAATCATTAGGAATATCAGTTACGTCAATTTGATCGTCTGTTCTACCAGCTAATTTACAAATAGTTTTCAAAATATCTTTTATTTTTGGATTGTTTCCACTTTCTCCAATCACTTCAATATCAATAGTAGGAAATCCAGTGCCGTCGTAATTAGCAATCGGATAATTATTAAAAACTAAAAAAGACATTCCAGTAAAAGCAGGTACTGGATTAGATTCTTTTGACTGAATTACTGACGATGGTGTAGTTTGATTGCCAGTATAAATAGTTGTATGTTCAATAAATTTTAGGCTTTTTTCGTCATTGGTTTCAGAATTGTAAACAAGGACGCTATTCATCCAAACTCGCCTAACAGAGCCAATTTTTCTAGCAATTAGATAAGCGGCTGTCAGAAAATAAGTGTAAACTTCGGTAGTTTGCCCACCACCACCACCTTTTCCGCCTTGTCTTTCGGACGTGACGACTTCCTTAAGAGGAATCCCCCACATCATAGTTAGCCCTTCTTTCCTCACCCTTCCAAAAGGATAGGATAGGCTTCTGCCGTATTCAGCATCGGGAACACCAGTATCCTCAATTTTTCCTTTTTGTTGGGTAGGGGGTTTAGGAGCAAATAGAGATAATAATAGGTTAGCTCCGATCCCTATTGCTACGGGAATGAGAAAATTAGCCACGGCTTTTTAAAAGATAGTATTTTCTCTATTCTAAGTGGATTGGGCTAGATTTGCACTAGCGTGGAATTACTCTACAGATTTACAGTCTGTCGCCTTCGACTACTCGGCCACCAATCCTTGTTTAAATTTATCTTACTATAATTCTTAATGCTTGTCAATCATATTGGTTTTTGATTTTCTTGATTCTTTTGAGATTCTTGCAAATTAAGAAGTTGAAGCATTGCTTCTCCTGCGTCTTTACGCGCCATGCTACAAGTCCAAAGTCTTTGTTCATTGCGCTTGATAATGATAATTTCTGTATTAGAAACTAAACAAGCTAAATCATTTTTCTGTTTTATTAGTTGATTAATAGCTTCTAATTTTTGCTTTTGTTCTAATTCAAAAACGGGTTGAGGGTTTTCTCCGTACTCTTGTACGGAGAAAACAACAGCTAACATAAAACTTTTTGTTTCTTTAAACTGAAAACGAATAATCTGCCAACTGAATTCACCATCAGGTTCTAATTCTCGATTCCAAATATCTAAAAAGGCTTGTAAATAACCTTCTAATCCTTTTTGAGTTTGACGGTTTTTATTAATATCGTTGAGAAGTCCTTGATTTTGTTGAGGATAGCTTTCAACAGGTTTTACTGACTCACTGTCTTGAATAGAGCAAGAATGACAAGAATTAAATGGAAACATAAAAGGCCTATTGGTTGCTATCAAGATATTAGGAAAGTTTAATAATTCGTTACAGATTAACTGTATTAGATTTATTCTCTGTAAAAATTAAGATCACACCAAAAGGAATCTTTCCAAAAATTTATCAATTTTATATTTTTTTCAGCTATTAATTTTCGCCAAAGACGAAAATTCTCAAAAAAATTATACCATCCAAAAGGAACATCTTCTCTAAGGGTAGTCCAAATAATAGGTAAATAGCTGTCGATAGGTTTATAAAGTTTGTTACAAACATAAATATAAAAACCAAGAGACAAAGTGTAAAACAACCCTTTGGTGATTAACATAAATCCCCACACAAAAATTAAAAACAAATTCAAGATTAAGGCTATCGGTTTTATTTTCATTTTTGACCTTTAATAGATTTTAAAGTTATTACTATGCTAGTTACACAAAAAAGCCAAACATACCAAAATTTAAAAAGCAATTCTGTTTCTGTTAAATGTAAATGAATGAATCTAATACCGAAAATTATACAAGTATTAAAACTCATGATAGCAATCAAAAGGTAATAGTTTATTTGTTTAGTCTTTTTCATGTCTTATTAGTTTAATCTTTTTAGGTGTTTTATATTACTTTACCACAATTAAAGTTATTTGTCTATAGTTTTGATAAGAAAATAAATTAAATTTATCTTTTCTGCCGTCAGTGTTTTAAGTATCATCAAGATTTCTATTAATTTATCCTTAAGTTCTTTTTTAGTGGGTTCTGTGTCACTTGGTTCATAGATGAAAGTTTTAGCACTTCCATCCTGTTCTATTTTAGTCAAAGTGTATTTTTCCATGATCATAGTGCCTTCTTTTAGGTGTAGGTTTATCTTAATATATTTAGCCCTCGATTTCTGATTCTTTGAGCAAGGTCTTTATTAAATACTTTTGATTTTTTAATCACAGTAATCTGATTGCTTGGCCAGTATTCTAGCAGAAAATCAACGAGTTCTATTGAAGTTGTGTGTATTCTAGCTTCTTTGCTGTATCCTTTTAGTAATTGGTAAAAAAGAAATAGTCCACTAAGCAGGTCTTTTTCAATTACCCAAAATACTAATCTAATTAATGTATTGCTAAGTCGCCAGTGTTTTAGAAGTTGGCATAGTTTTGTTTCCTCTAATTGCCAGTAACTGAAAAAATCCAAAACATTAGAGATTACTGGGTAGTCGCTTCTATTTACGAAGTCAGATACTAGAGCATCGATTGCTTCTAGAGATTGACACATCCCGATGGATGCAATCGATAATCCCTCTAATTTATATCCTGAGATAATTTGTAGCATGGTTTTAAAGTTTTGTTTTGTTTTCTTGCCTTAGTTTGCCTTGCCTTGTCTTGTATTTGTTTCCTTGCAATCTACTTAACAAGTCAAGCCGATTGTTACCCCCCGTAATCGAGACGGGAGTGAGTATAGATGTTCTTGCAATCTACTTAACAAGTCAAGCCGATTGTTACAAAATATTTTACTTATTATGGACAAATATAACACTCTTGCAATCTACTTAACAAGTCCAGCCGATTGTTACAAAATACCATGATTAAGCGATAAATAGCCTTTACCCTGTCTTGCAATCTACTTAACAAGTCAAGCCGATTGTTACTTGGGGTTAAGTCGGGATAGGCTGCATCTATGTCGACTTGCAATCTACTTAACAAGTCAAGCCGATTGTTACTCGTAAAGAATCTATAAACTTAGGTAGCCACTGCTTTCTTGCAATCTACTTAACAAGTCAAGCCGATTGTTACCCAGTCTCCCAGAGTGTAAGCTGCGTATAGCCTGCGTTGACTGTTTGCGCGGGTTGCGAGTGGATCGACCTTTTCCTTGTTTTTTTCTTGGGTGTCACTGGCTCGGAGGTCAAAACCAGTAAGGTTTCGAGGGTTTCTTCGCCAAGTAACAATCGGCTGGACTTGTCAAGTAATTCCTCCTGCGCTGATTCCTTATCGAAATCCTTCAGAGGCTTAACTTCCCCGGTACAAGCCGGGTAGCTTCTTACGAAGTCTGCTTTCCCTAAGATGTTGATTGCGGCGGCCACATCTCTGGGTAAAGTACATCCACACTCTAAACATTTATGGGTGCG